TACGTTACTAACCTTAGAATCCTGGATAGATACGTTAACAGTATCAACTCTTACAGCACCAGCAAAACCAGTTACAAGATTCAATTCAGAATCAATAACTTTAACGTTTACAGTATTTACAGTAGTAAAAGGATTCTCTTCAGAATTATCAAAAGTAGAACCACCATAAACTCTAGCTACAATATCCTGATTCTTTACACCAATGATAGATACATTGGTACTATCAATAGGAGTACCGTCAACAGTACCACCAATGATATTAGCTTTCTTAGTAATCTCTACAGGAACTCCGGTAGGACCTACAACGAAGACTTTATCATCTTCACCATAAACCTTCATACTATTACCGTTACCTACAACTACTAACTCACAATCTTTGTGAGGTCCAGTAATAGGTCCATCGATAATCATAATATCGTTCTTGTATTCGAATACAGCTACAGGAGAGAAACTCTCAAGCTTACCCCATACATATCCATCGATTACTTCTACATCTTCAATGTTTTCCCAAACATCATCATTTTCATTGTAATGCAGAGCAACTACTTTATCAGAAGAAACCTTCTCAGGACAAAGAAGAGTAAGCTCATTAGGAGTACCTTCTACATCATATACACCAACGTATGCAGATACGAAAGTATTTTCAGGAATAGCTTCTAAAGCAACACAACTTTCTGTAGTTACCTCATTTTCCATCTTCTGTACAGCAACAGCTGCAGCATCAGACTTAAAAGAAGTAGAGAAAGTAGAACTAGAAACAGGATAATCTACAGGGATTAACTTATCCCAATACTTCTGGATTCTTCCCTGCCAAATTTTAGGAAGTTCATGTTTACAAACAAACATATCTTTTATCTCCTTTCAGATTTTATCATAATTATTAATGGTTTACCATACTGCATCTTCGATACCGTTGTCAGGATTTGTTATATCCGGATCAATAGCTTCATGATTAGGAACAGGTATAGTTCCTTCCTGATCTAAGATCTCGTCTCTGTCAACTTTAATCGGATACCAGGTACAACCATCTTTACTCCACTGGAGTCTTCCTTTGACAATTCTCAAATAAGGAACTGCCATGTCACCCTTTACTGTACGAACAGTATCGATGTTATCACCTTTGGCAATCACTTCAAGTTCGAGAATACTCATAGGAGAAAATCTAGCTTTGCTAGAATCGAAGTCATCTGAACCATCAACGATAATATACCAGCCCTTAGGATCAGCACTAGCAGCAGATACAACAAGTACTCTACCACAAGCACGTTTTCTGATACCGTTAGCATTGTATACTACGTCAATTAAATCTCCAACGCCAATAACAGCATCTTTCACTGCACCATTATCATAAGTGAGATTGACTCTTATAGACGTAACTGCTGAGCATTTAATATTCATCAACATACTTCTATTTACCTACCTTTCTTAGATTTTATTTTAATTTACAGTATTCACACTAAAACCAAAATAATATGATTTTATTATAAAGTTCAGACTAAAAAGGGGATACTGGTTTCCCAGTATCCCCAATCTTAAAATTTATTTCTTTCATTTATATTTTTAATGACTTCGATAAGATTGTTCTTGAATTTATCAGAGTTATCACCATCTAACATTACGCAATAGTATAAGAAATAATACATATATGCATGTTCAAGAACATTATCAACTGAATAATTCTGACACTGTCTGCAGAAAGCAATAAGCAGCATAATAACATCAATCTTATCATATCCAAGAGGAGCAAGATGTCTTGTTAATACAGTTTCTGCAATTGCAATATCATAAATATTATTTACAGAATCTTTATACTTTGATAAGAATCCTGCATATACTCTCTTATCCGGTCTCTCGATATCATATCTCTTAATCTTACAAGTCTTAGCAAACTCTTTTAACTCAGTAAGATTTCTTGCTTCTTCGATTCTATCAAGAATAGCATTAAGCCTTTCTCTCTTACCTTCATCTTCAATAGAATTTGCAGCTTCTCTATAAGCAGCATTTCTTTCATCGATATATTCAAGACCACCTTCTGCGGTCATAACAGATGAATTATTGTAAATATTTTCAAGCTCTTTGGCAAAATCTGTTTTTGCCCTATCCATCTTAATATTGTGAATAAATTCATCAAGTAAACTATGAGCAATTCTATTTCTTGCAGAAGAAAGCATCTTAGCATTAGCTATCATCATTGTACCCATACCTTCTGCAATATAAGAATCTACAAGTTTCTTTACTTCATCCGGAGATTCTTTGTAAGCATTAAACTTTTCTCCTTTAATCTTACGATTAACAATATCAAGAAGATCTCTCAAAGCCTGAGCAGAAATATCTACATCAGGGGCAAGTTCTTCCACTAATGTATCATCATCAGCAGATTTGAGATAAGAAATAATCTCTTCTTCTGTAAAAGGTTTACTTGTCAAGATATCAGGATCTCCGTCATTGATTTGTTTGATTACACCAGCAAAGTCATATTTTAATTCTTCACCGGCTCTACCAATAATTTTATGCTCTCCAGTTTCAGGATCAACAAGAACATTCATTTTTACAGCTTCTACATCATCAGATTTTTCTGTAATCATATTATCGGAAGTTACAAGATTAGGTTCATATCCTTCAGTATCCTTTTTAAGCTGCTCGATAAACTGGTTAGCCTCATCAATAGAATCTTTATTAGCCTCTATGTATTCTTTCATATCTACAATTGAAGCGTTGTTTCCTTTTAAGTCTTCTCCAAAAGTACTCATATAATATCATGTCTCCTTTTTATAAATTTGCAGTATCTCTTACATTAAAAGATTCCTGGGTTCTAGTCTGCAACTGTAACTTGATAGTTGTTAATAACTGAGCCATATACCTCTGATCCTGTAAGAAAGCTGCATAATAATTCTTGTAAATGTCACCAGTATCAACCAATAACTGAGATAAAGTAAGTGCAGTAGGTTGATCTACAAAATACTGAAGTAAAACTTCAATAGGTACATCATAAGCTGTCATATTCAAAATAATCTTATTAAGATTAGCATGAATTAACTGAAACTTGGGATCGATATAACTTTTAGCCATTGCATCTTTTTCTCTAGGCTTCTTGATATTATCATCAGCTGCAAGATAAGCATAAATACTATCCATATTATTGATGATATATTTGATATAGAAGTCTACCATATAATCTGTAAAACGAGAAATAAAAATATCATAAAGAGAATGAGCTATACCATAAAGCTCGACCGGATTAATCTCTTCGAAAGGTTTTGTAAATACCAAATTATAGTACTGACAAATAGCCTGAATAATTTCTCTATAAGTTTCGATTCTTGTTTCATTAACTTTTTCCTGATAATCAGGAGCTGCTACTAATACGGTATTAAATTGTCTTTCCAATATATCTACAAAATTGGGCATAGGCTGAGCAAAAGGTCTGAATCTAATCTGTAAAGAATCATGTACTGTATTCATGACCCAAGCAGAATCAAAATTACTCAGAATAGACCCAATTGCTATATCTGTATCAATAGATCCAGCAAAATTGTTATTCATAATAATATCCTCCTAGTATCGTATTTATCATAAAGTTGAATAACCAGTAAAAAAGAAAAATGGAAGTCCTAGTGGATCGCAACCACTAGGACCGCCTCTGATTATATGAAAATAAGTCTCAAGAAAAGTGTACTCTATTGAATACATTTTCTATTATATAAAGGTTAAGATTTTTAGAAAAAATCTTTTACAACATGTCATAGAATTTGGATAAATTACCTTGCAAATATTCATGTTCAGGATGATAACCTTCATTCTCATCATCGAAATCTGTATCATTTAAGAACAATGAATTTGGTAATGTTGTTAATTGTTGATTTACAGCATAACCAAGATTTACTACATTGATACCTGTATCCATTTCTAATGAAGCAGCAGCACCTTTATCATTGGCAATTAAAATATTTCGAGCTTCAATCTTTCCAATAAACTGAGAAGCAGCAAGATCATCACTGGTAATAAATCTACTATCTTTCTCAATCCATTCTAACTCTGCAGCAATTTCTTCTTTAACTTCAAAAATAGAACCATTGAAATCAATTTTCTCTCTAGCTTCAAGAGCATCTTCAATTTCTACTGATTCAATATCTTCATCAGTATCAGTTTTAATTGTAGACTTTCTGATACCAAAGTTCTCTATCAGATTATGTCCATCATACCATACATAAAGAGCCATTAAGTATGAGAATACCTGGTCATCGTGAGATCTATCAGAATGTTCAACCTTACCATTCTTCTTAACTTGCATTGCTCTCATTTCTTCAAGAATTATAGGAGCTACAAACTTATCCTTATGATACATTGCTCTTTCCATAAGAATTTCTATAAGTCTTGCTCTTACAGACTTTGTAGAGTCTAAACCGTAAACTTTAACTTTACGATTCTGTTTCTGTACTCTTGTACCATTGTAACTTTCTTCGACAACTCTGTCTTTGATTTCCCAATAAAGGTTCTTCTTGACAGATGTTTTAACCAAACGCTGAATAACTGCCGAACCAAAACCGATTAGTTTAATTATGAACGTCACTTCATAATTTATAGTCAATTCTATATCACTCCCATTACAGGGCGTGTCCAGATCATGTGTCCATCCTAGAAATAATCTAGGAGCAGTATTTTTCTTCCTCCATTATTGACTTGAGGTTCTACTCTCCCGTAAGGAGATGATCGTTGAACGTTTACAATTTTATACCCTTATATTCTTTTATTACCTCTTCAGGTAAAGATAATGGTATAGCAGCACCTACCAAAGAAAATGACATAATCTGGGCAGTATCTTTTTCTGGATCATAAACTAATCTAGGATCTAGCATTAATACTCTTTCTCCGTTAGGTTGTTCTACCATTATAGGTAATTTATTTTCTTCAAGCTGTCTATTAATTGTTCTAATAACTTCTTCAGAATAAACTCTATGATTTCTATTAGGAACTTCAAATTGGTTTTCCTGAATAATAGCTGCTTGCTGTACAGCCATTTTAATTTTCATCAAAGCTTCTTCATTATTTTTATCCATATATCAACACCTCCTTGATTATAGGTTTGTATAAATGGATATAAAATTGTAATTCGCTGCTATATTGGGGCTTGTTAATAAAGACTTAGGATTTAACCATATCTTCATCTCTAAATACTTTTTTCTACTTTCGTGGCATATCACGCTTACCTTTTGAGTTACGTTGTAGCGATTTAGAGTTCTTGACCCTTGTCATAGCAATTAACACTGAAAACTAGCAACTTACGCTACTAGCTGAGACTTTAAACAATATGGAAATTTTATTATTCCTTTTTGTTTTCGTGCTCCATTTCGTTCGATATTTATTATAGCATTTGGCATATATTTGGTTACAAGCTCATATATTACTTGTGCTAAATCATCTGCAGGAATAAAGTTACAATTTAATGTAGCACAAACTCTAGTTGTTCTAGAGTCTATTACAGTAATAGCAGAAGAGTCATTGAATGTTGCTCCAGCAACATCGACTCCAATTATAGGAGGATAAGATAAATCTAAATCCTCATATATATTAAATTGATATTGTCTAAATTTACCAAAGAAAATAGTTCTAATAGGTTCTTTAATATGAAGCTTGATAATATCTAAATCTTCTTGAGCAAAAGGACAATCTGTTGCAGTTTCTGCCCATTCAAGCATAACTTCTCGTCTAATCTTAGCCCAATTAGATTGCATTTCTACTACCATTCGTTTAAAGTAATCCTGACCAGAACCTAATTGTTGATATGTATATGATACCAGGAACATGTTAGACTGATTATTAGAATCTCTAAGTCCAATAAGTTCTTGATAAGACATATCATAGTATTCTTCTTTCCAAGGTGTAGCTTTATTTCTAATCTCGTAAGCATAAATACCAGAATTAGTCAACAAGTCACCAGGTGTTGTTGTAATAAGCATTCCATAAGGAGCATTATTCTGTCTTGCATTTTCTGAAGCTTTAGAGAACGCAGGAACAGCTGCCATAAATACTTCTTCATTCCAAGGCATGAAAGCAAACTCGTCATAATACTGAACAGGAATTGTAGCACCACGACCAAGGTTATTAGCTGCATCTTTTGTCCTTGCACTTGGATAAGTATTAATTTTATTATTATTGAAAGGATGCTGAATCATAACAACTGTATTTGGAACTTTTAATTTATTACCATTAATATCAATATTTGAAGACATCTGTAAGTAACTAGGTAATGCATCTCTAATATTCTTTAATGTCTTAAGATTACCTTTAGATCCAGAATGATCTTTATGCATAAACATAATTTCAGAGTTGGATGTACCAAAGTTATAAATCCAAAGATATCTACAAACAGCAGCAATAGTTTTACCATGCTGTCGAGGCATTTCTACAAACATATTAAAATTTAATATGAATAAGAAATTCATTGCTAAATTGCCTCGATGTAATTTATATCTAGCACCACTACCAACAGTACCACCTTGAACAGGTATTCTGACTACTTCGCGAAGGTAATACCAATAATTTAGTCTACATTCTTGCAAAATTCGTGCTTTCATATGAGTTTGAAGATTGGGATCTCTTGGATCTACTCCAGCTAATCCTGAATCTAACAATGCAAGAAAGAAGTCATTATTCTGAATACCTTTATTCTTAAGATAATAATGCATATCTAAGAATGATTGGTTTGTTGTAGACTTATGAATCAATACAGTTCTCTGTTGTTGTGGTAGCTGATTCATAACAGCCATATATTATTTTCTCCTTTCCTCTGAGATTTACAATCCTAGTGATTGTATTTTATTAAAAAGTGTACAAAATCAAAAACAAGGACAGTAGAGATTGCTCTCTACTGTCCAGATTTGGGCTTTTTAAGAATTTTAGATTTCAATAAAGGACCATTTTTACAATAGTTCCCTCTGGTACCAAAGAAAACTACATCATAAGCCATACAGTACCAAATATTGTTATCTAATGTCTGACTAAAACAACATTTATTACAAGTATTATCATTACAACTCATCATCCATCAATCCATTAACATCAGCACCATCTGAAGCTGCTGGTGTTTTTGTCTGTTCTACATTTACTCTTGCAACTTCTTTGAGTCTATCTACTAAACCGAAATCAATATAAGTGTTAAGATGTTCTCTTACATAGAGTTTCTTAAATTCAGCTTTTACTTCTTCAGGTTCTGTAGCTAATTCATCCTCATTAATTTTATCAGCCATCTGAGTAATATTATCAAATAACTGAGAAGTATTTGTAGTTACTAAGTAAGTAGGAGGTGGTAAATTGATCTCGATTTGAGAATTGTTCTCTCCAAACTCATAATTGTAAATCTTTGTATAAATCTTAGAGAAGAAATTCTCTGTCTTTCTTTGTCTTGTATAAATACTCTTCAAGAATCGTGTATTAGACATAGTAAATCTACTAGCAAAATCCTGTTGCATTGTAGAGTTTACAAATTCCATAGGCATAATTGTATTAACAGCAGCTTCTTCCATCTTATCCATAATCTCAGTAGGAGTCTGGATGTCCTGACCCTGCATAACTTCAAATTGGATTGGTGGATCTCCTGACTGACCCATAGGAATAATATAATCGTTATATTTGCCAACGATATTAAGAATATTATTCATACTCTCAATTTGTCTAACACCGAAATTACCTTTCTTGATTTGCTGAACTACATTCATCATAGTTTTAGCAACATTTGTTTCTACATTCTGTTTTACATAGAAAACTCTCTTATCAGTAGATCTTGTAATCTTACCAATAATATCAGTTAAGTATAACAAAATGTATAACATTGCAGGCATAACAGCTCTTGATAAATCAGAAATACCTCTATGAGTGGTTTCATCAAGTTTAAAGTAGCAATGAACAATATCCTCTGCAGGAATGAATGATACTCCTATATCATTTGTTCTAGATACATCAAACTTATCGTTGTAATTTAACATTGCATAAATCTCTTCTTTAAGATCTTTATTAGCATTAATAAATTTAGTATCAATACTTTGAGAGATTCTAGAGGCAATATATCTGATAGCAAGTTCCTGCTGATTCTGAGTCATATCCATAGAAACTTTACCACCATTACCAATCATAGGTGTAGTATGATGTCCACCACAAAATCCACATGCATTAGGATCTTCAGCAAATTCAAAGTAATAATATCCAAGACATTTCTTTCCAATATATACAGGCAAGATATTTTCTCTCTTGATTCTTTCTACAACAGCACCTAAGAAATCATGATCAAGATCTTCAGGATTTCTATCTCCGCCATTTGCAAGTGTAGTAACAAAGAGACCATCAGAACTATTAGTATTATTGGAAAGCTTTCTATTTGACTTCTTTACATTAGCAAACATAGAGTCCATTTTAGTACCCTTCTTAGGACCTTCATTAGTTGCTTCAGTAACAGCTTCTCCAAACTCTTTACCAAAATACATTTCAGCAACAGAAGTAAATAATTCTACATCTTTCTTACTCTCAAGAATACATACTTCATTAATAGTACTAGGAATAACCCCTGACATATTGAAATGAAGTTTAATTTCTCCACATTTAGGCATATCTTTTGAGCTAATGTCAGAATCATTTTCGTCTATAATAAGAGGTTTAATAGTGTCTACAAAAGTTCCAAAATCTTTTGTCTTTTCAAATCCAGATTCGAGACAAGATTCAGTTTCATATCCTTCAAATAAGGTTATTTGACCAACTCTTGCTCCCTTATTCATTCTGTATTTCTGTTTGTTGAATAATCTACTAAATGCTGTTCTATAAGGTACAATATATATGAAATCTTCGCCATACTTGGATGTATTCATGTAAGTCTGATCTAAGAATTCAGTAATATCGTATTCTTTTTCAATTCTTTTCGTATTGTTCGAAAACTTGAGGTTTTCATCTTTAGAAGACTTATTAGATTTCGGATTAACAAAAGACTTCGAAAAATTATCAGAACATAGAACGTTAT